ATGCCCTCGGGCGGTAGATCGCTCGTAATGATTCGCTCTGCTTTTGCGAGCAAACCCTCGGCGGTCTGCTTGTCGTACTTCACGCGCTCAAAGTAGAGCTCATCGTCATTTTTATTCACGGCCTGGTACAACGCGCGGTCGATGTTCATGAGGTGCATATACACCTGCATTTGCGCGTAGTGCTCAGGCTTTGATTCCTGCACACCCTTCGATCGCACGTTTTTGAAGGACTTGTCGTTGTGCGTCTTTTGCTCGCTAACGTGCGGCGCCTTGGGCGCTTCAACCAACCCCTGCACTACGCCATCAAGCGAGCCGCCAAAGTGTCCACCGACGGCCTCTACGCGCCATTGCTGATTCGTGTCCGGGTCAACGTCCCACACATTCAGGCCAGCCTGGCGCAGTAAAAAATTAAACACTTCCTCCTCACGGGCGCCGCGATTAAAGAGACGCAGCAGGCGAGCAGGATGTTTGGTTTGCGCGGCCCATCGAAAAATAAACCACAGCTTTCTCTGGCACTCATCACCGATCAGGCTTGCCCCAAGGTGCGCTCGGCCACCGCCATTGGTGGCCTGCGCTTCCTCGGTCGCTCGCTCAACAAGCTTGAGGGTGGTGTGCTGCTCTTCCGGCAGGGCAACCATGCGCCTACTCCCAGGGTTTTTTGCCGGGGGCTGGCGCAGCAGGAGCGGCGGCAGCGGGAGTCGCGACAGCAGCAGGGGCTGCGGGCGCTGCGGCGGGCGCGGAGCGGCCGGCCGGGGCGTAGGCTTTGATTTCGTTCGAGTCTTCGTAGCCGTTATCGCCTTTGCGGATCGTCACGGTGACCATCACTTCCTTGTAGTGCAGCTCCTCCGTGTCGCTGATCTTGTCCACGCCAACTGCGCGACAGATCGACGCGAGGTCTTGCTGCGCGATCGACACGGCCGTCGGGTTAGGGTTGACCAAATTCAATCGATCCCAGATCTTTCGATCAGCATGCTGACCATCGATGATCTCCCACACCAACTGCAGATACTGGCCAGTGCCAGCGCGCGTTGGCTTCATTTCACTTTCAGTGATCATCGCCTTGTAATCGCCCGCAGGAATGGGGGCGTACTTGTTCGTTGCGGGCGCCGCCTCGGGCGCGCTACTTACGTCAAATGCAAAACTCGTCATTTCGTTTCTCCGTTGATTGCTGTCGCTATTGCGTCTTGGAATGCCGACCAGGAAAGGTCGATCTCGTCGGGTAGCCCGTAGCGATTCTTCGCTACAAAGCCAGGCTTCTCGTTCGCGCACAGCACACGCTCGCCAGTACTGACGCCGCGCACGCGCGTTTGTCCAAAGCCTTTGTCTTCTTTCTTCGTTACCACTACATGCTTCGCGAACAGCACGGCATCGACACTCTCTTGCACGAGGCCGCTCGCTTTGTTGTGAAGTTTTATTTCGTATCGGTCGTAGGTGTCGCTATCGGGCGACTCAAACTTACGGATGTGGGTATGGGCAATCATGATGACCGCCATGCCTTTTTTAGCGCGGAGCGCGTTCAGCGCCGCCATGAGCTCGCGCCAATAATCGAGCGCGAACACGTAGCCCTTGCCGTAGCCAAGTTTCTCGATCGAGTCGATGCCTTGGGTCTTACAAACCTCTTTCCAAATGATCGGTTCGAGATGATCCAGACTATCGATGACGAGTGTTTCGTAATCGTGCTCGTGCTCAATGAGAGTCGCGATAGCCTCTAGCGCCTCGGCAAAATCTTTGACCTGCGGGAACGCGTTGATCTCAAGTGTGCCTTCTCCGGCCTCAGTTTGCAGGAACACGGGGTTCGGGGCTTGCGCGCCTAGCGTTGTTTTACCGACGCCGGCTTGCCCGTAGACCACGATGAAGGGCGGCTTAAGACCGCTAGTCTTTTTGATTGCGGAGAGATCAAATGCCATCGTCATTCGCCTCCACCGTCACGTTTGGTTTCGCAGGCGTTGCCGTCAGCGCTTCAGCGAAAATCGCGTACACCTCGGGCTCGTTGTTGCGCAGGTACTTCAAGCGCGGTTCATCGAGCAGTTCTTTGACCTTGAGAGGTAATAGCGCCTCGGGAATCTGATTGCGCACCTTCAGCAGCTTGGTGCCATCGAGTTTGTAATTGTTCTTTTGCTTAAGAACAATCTTTTTGCCCATTGGGGTGCGCGTGGTTGCGCTGCCATCCTCGCGCGACTTGAGCAGGGGGATAAGGCTTCGCTCAACTTTGAGCAGGGCTTCTTGGTTTTGGCGGATGACCTCTTTCAGCATCAGCCATTGATCAGCTAACGCATCGACGGAGGGTTGGTTATGTTGCGGGACGCTTTGTAGGCCCATTTCGGTTCGCTCCTTTCATCAAACTGAGAAGGAGCATAACCGAATGGTATACAAGTGTCTACTATGGGTTACACAGCAGTATTAGGGGAAGGTAGAGCGACAAGAGGCGTGAAAACCGCGTAGCGCTCTGTCGAGACAGCGAGGTCAATCATTTCTTCTTTAATGTCGCTTTCGAGTTCAAAGTTAAATTGCTTATTATCAGTGCGAATAACAAAATGCGTTTTGTTGAAATCGAACACAGCCATCGCGAAATTCGACCGCGTCCAATCGTTCTCAAATCCTGGCGCTCGATTTTTGATGACGCGACGATGCACTTCTGACTTCATAAAATTTTTACAAGCAACGCCCGGAAGCTTGCCTTCGGTGTATTTACAAACTGTCTCGTGCCAAATTTCTATGCCGTCTTTTGCCGTGCTGCAATAAACCATGTCGCCCATAAAAATTTTGTTTATAGAGTTATAAATGAAGCTGCGAGCCTCTGTGGATAGGTTTCTAGGTATCTCCATTACTAATCTTGCTGACCCCCATCTTCATAAATTGTTGTTTTACACTCAACAGCGCCTCGTATTGGCCGTCGCTGAGCAGCTCGATGTCTTGAAATGCGTCTAGTCGCTCGCTCTTCAACGACTTTTCTGTTCTAAAAAATACTTCATCGATTAACCAGGCTGGCTCAACCGCGAAGATCTTGCACAGCGCACTAATAACCTCCATTGGTGGTAGCCGGAAGCGCCCCGTCATTTTTGGCTGCTCCCATTTGGCTATTGCGTTATGAGTCACATCGACTCCATGTTTCTTTAACTCCTCCGCCAACGAACGAAGCGACATCTCGCGCGCTGTTCGGAGCGTTTTGAGTCTTTCGTGGAAAGGCACTCTGCCCATACCAACCTCTTGTTGTAAATGTCCTGACAGTAAACCAGAGGTTGCACCTAACTGTCCACTAAAATAGACACCTGTTTTGCATGTCAACCAAAGTGTACTAAAGTGCGCAAATCGAAACACAATGGAGCAGCGAGATGACACCCCCATGCATTTGGAATGAGATCAACGTGAGCCGACTAGCGAAGTCGTTGGATGTTGCGCGGATGACTATTTACAAATGGAAATCGAGCGAGAGGGGTATCCCAGCCGAGCGCGCGATCGAGATCGAGGAAATCACGGGCATCAAGCGTGCGCGCTTACGTCCAGATTTGTGGCCGGCAGATGAGTGAGGCGCTTGTGACGAGGAATGAAATGGCTTGGGATCTATGGCAGCGAGGGCTCACCGTCCTGCCGGCGCATCCTATACAGAAGCGACCGCTCGTAAGCTGGGAGCGATACCAGGTCGAAGAGGTCAGCGAAGACCTCATGAACTATTGGACGAGCTCAGCCAAATTCGCTGAATGCAATTGGGCACTTGTCACCGGCAAGGAATATGTAGTAGTCGATGCTGACTCTCTCGATGCCATGATATGGGTTGATAACAATCTGCCTTGGACGCCGCTCAAGGTGAAGACCAGCCGCGGCAAGCACTACTACTTCCGAGTCAATCCACACTGCCCAGTGAAGTCGAGCGCGAATCCAGACTCGAAACTCGACGTGCGCGGGCAGGGCGGCATCGTTATCGCGCCTGGCTCGATTCATCAGAGCGGCAAGACCTACGAAATCGAGGTGGAGACGGGCATCGATGATCCTTTCGAGGGTATCCCGATTTGGGACTCAACCTTCCAAGAAAAGATCGATGCAGAGAACAAGCCAACGAACGTGGTCGCGATCCACGGCGCAACGCAGGGCGGCTGGCATGAGCGCATGATCAAAGAAGTCGCGAGCAAAGTGATGCGCGACTACACGGATGAAGAAATACTCGCGGAGGCGCCCGCTTGGACAGAGCCGGGCTACACGGTCGAAGAAACGCTCGAAGAATTCCAGGTGGCGATCGATGGGGCTCGAAAGAAGTGGGCCGAGTCTATTGAGCGGAAGAAGGCACAAAAAGAAGAGGAAGTCGCGATAGCAACTGAGGCGCGGCGCGCAGCGCTGGCGCCGAGGCCGTTTGTGATGGCAGACCCGGCGGCGATCCCACCTCGTCAGTGGGTGTATGGGCGGCACTACATCCGGCGCTTTCTCAGCGTGACGGTCGCTGCGGGCGGATCGGGTAAGACCGCGCTCACGCTCACAGAAGCGATCGCAATGGCGACGGGCAAAGACATCCTTGGCACAGAAACGCTACCGCGCAGGGTGTGGGTCTGGAACCTCGAAGACCCGCTCGAAGAACTGCAGCGACGCATCGCTGGCATCTGCCAGCACTACAACGTCAAGCAAGAAGATTTTGCGGATCGGCTCTACGTGAACAGCGGTCGCGACAGCAAACTTTTGATAGCGGATAGCGAGCGCGGCGAAGCCGCGCTGACGCCTGCAGTCGATGAGATCACACACTTTATTAACGAGCACTCGATCGACGTGATCATTGTTGATCCTTTCGTGAGCTCGCACAGACTGAATGAGAACGACAACGGCCAGATGGACCTGGTCGTCAAAGCCTGGGGGCAGATCGCCGATAGGGGCAACTGCGCCGTAGAGCTCGTGCACCACGTCCGAAAGGCGCAACCAGGACAATCGGCCAGCTATGGCGACGCTCGCGGAGCGAGCGCGCTTACGGACGCCGCCAGGCACGTGCGCCGGCTGCAGAGAATGACGGCAGAGGAAGCGAGGCTTGCCGGGATCGACGAGCGCGAGTTTTGGCAGTACTCACGCGAAGCCGACAGCAAAGACAACCTAGCACCGCCGAGTCGCGACAGCTCTTGGCGGAAGATGGTGAGTGTAGAAATCGCGAACGGGGACAGCATAGGGGTGATGGAGCCTTGGCAGTGGCCTGATGCTTTTGAGGACGTGACGGCGGCGGATTTAGCGCACGTTCAAGGGCTTATACGCGACGGAGAGTGGCGCGAGGACGTGCGCTCGAAGCAATGGGTCGGGCTTGCCGTGGCTCAGGTGCTGGGTCTAGACGAGCGCGATGAGGCCGTGAAAAGCAAAATCAAGACGATGCTACAAACGTGGATTGATAACAGAGAGCTGAAGGTAGTGGAGCGACCTGATGCCCAGCGCAGACCGCGCAAATATATTGAAGTAGGGGACGCTCCGTCATGGATGATGGATTACTAACGTGCAAAGTATGTTTAACCGACAAACCCGCGACCGATTTCTACCCTTCTGAAAGGAAGGGCGAGTACAAACGATGTAAGACGTGCATCCGTACTGCCAGGCAGAAGCGCATCAATGCCGGGCATAAGCCGTACTTAAAGCTGCTTTTCGGACAACTGCGCAGCAAGCGTAAATCGCTCGGCGTCGATTGGGAGATTGAGCTTGAGGACGTGCTCGACCTTTGGGATCAGCAGAACGGCAAGTGCGCGCTATCGAACCTCAATATGACCCATCACCGAGTGGGTGTCTCTCAGAAACGCCCTTTCAACGCCTCGATCGACCGAATCAACCACAACGAAGGCTACCTAAAAAACAACGTGCAGCTCGTCTGCAGCCAGGTAAATACCATGCGACACACGCTCAATTTGGACGAGTTTTGGTGGTGGATCAAGACCATTTCGGAGCACCAAAGTGACTAGTTTTGACTACTTTCGTGCTCCAGTGCTCCAGTCTTGCTCCAGTTCACCAAAAAGACTGGAGCAGTCAATAAAATCAATGACTTACGCGATTCTGCTCCAGTTGCTCCAGTTTGTTTTTGCTCCAGTTTGTTTTTGTTGTCGATTTATTCAATTAAATCAACGACTTATAGGATCTGCTCCAGTGCTCCAGTTGCCCTATATAAATATATATACAACTGGAGCGCTTACGCGCTCCGAGTTCATATATTTCTATTTTATGGCGGCGCGGCGGAGCCGCTCGCGAAGCAGAATTTCGCAACTCGTTTTGCGGGGGTTAGGATTTATGCGATCGGCCAGGAGGGCTGAGTGATGCCAACAGTGAGATTAGAAATCGATGACATGGAGCCGGGCATGCGGCTGAGCATCAAACTCGATAACGAGGAGTATGTGTACGAGATCGAGGATGACGGCGAGCCGGACGAGGAGCCCGGCGAAGCCGGGGGCGACGAGCCGGCGAGCCTTGATGCCCGCAGATTTAAATTCGGAGGCAAGAGTGGCTAGTCATCTGGAGGAGCAGTTCGCGGCGCAGCTCGATGCGTACGGAATAACGTACGACCGCGAGCAGATGCTGATACCGGGCCGCAAGTTTAGGTTCGACTTCGTCATCCCGCAGGCGGCTTTGGTGTGCGAAGTCGAGGGCGGCACGTGGTCGGGCGGCAGGCATACGCGCGGCAGCGGCTTTCGCAAGGATTGCGAGAAGTACAACCTGGCAGTGGAGCATGGGTATGCGGTGCTGCGCTACACGTCCGATATGGTGAAAAACGGCCTTGCAGCAGAGCAAGTGAGACGGTATCTGACCAATACGTGCGCTGAGACGCAGCCAGAGGCTCTGTGAGGCGTTTATGAACTGTCCGCAATGCCAAGGTAGGTCAGAAGTAACGCACACTCAGAGGCGTTCTGAGAGCGTCCTACGTAACCGTCGATGTAAAGTTTGTGAGTACAAATTCGACACGCTCGAATCGTTTCACGTGGAACGAAAAGGTAAACAAGTAAAACAGGTCAAAATGACCAAATCGACCGCCTCGAAGCAGGTACAATTGCGCGTCCAGCAGGAGCCGCTGAAGGAGCGTGATTATCCTGACGAGTACTGGGTAGTCGATGACATGGAAGAGGTGCGAGACGTGCTGAGAGAGATGGGAGTGGATGACTATGTCGGGTAGACCAAAGATGCGTGAAGCAATGCGACGGATCGATGACCAGGGAGGCGAGGAGGTGTTCGATGACCTAGCGTCGGGCATGACAACGGTCAACCTGATCAAGAAGCTTGGCGTGAGCTCTCGCGTGTTTTACAAGTGGATGCGGGCAACCAAAGAGCGTGAAGAGAAATACTACGAAGCGAAGCGGAAGTGGGCAGATCATCTTGCTGAGGAGACGCTAGATATTGCTGACGGCGCGATCGATGCACACGATGCACAGGTGCGTAAGCTGCGGATTGAGACTAGGCGTTGGCTCGCTGCGCGTGCGAACCCGGATAACTGGGGTGACCGTCGAGATCCGCTAGTGTCCATCAACGTCCAAGACCAGCATCTCGGCGCCTTGCGAGAGCTCATTGTGCCTGACGATAAGATCGTCTCAGAGCAGTGATACTCGCGCTCTCGCGCACCGGGCCGGGCGGTCCATCGCGCGCGTGGGAATTTAACATAATCT